GAAAAACATATAAGTTTGTTACAGAATATGGTAGTCCAGAAACACAGCCATTAAGAGATGGTAGATTAGTACATTTAAGTATATTAGAACCTGATAAATTCCAAGAACAAATATTTGTAAATGTATCTTCCAAAAATACAAAAGCATATAAAGAAGCAAAAGAAAAATATGGTTTGGTATATACGAGAACAGAAAAAGAAAATGCAGAAAAGATAGCTGATGCCTTTTTGAGAAACGAACAAGCCTTGAAATTCATAACAGACTGCCAATTTGAAGTACCTGCAATAGATACAATACTAGGTTACCCATTTAGAGGCAAGGCTGATGTATTAAGTAGTAGAGGAATTGTAGATATAAAAACAACAACTGACATAAAAGGTTTCCCATACTCAGCAAAGAAATATTCTTATGATATACAATGCTTTTTATATTGTAAGTTATATAATGTTAGTTACAAAGACTTTATTTTTCTTGTAATAGACAAAGGTAGTTTGGACATTGGTAAATGGGAATGTAGTAAAGAATTTTATGCAGAAGGAGAACGTAAAACTATGGAAGCTCTAAAAATATTTGAGAAGTTTTTTATAGAAGGATATGACTTAGATAATTATATAATACAAGGAACATTATGAATAAACAATTAAGAATAGCAAACAGAATAAACAAAATAGCAAAGGTAGATGTATTTGAAAACTCAAGAAAGTCTGATGTAGTAGAAGCAAGATCGCTTCTTGTATTCATATTATACAAATATGAAAAGATGAAGTTACAACAAATAGCAAACTTCTTTCGTAAGTATGGAAAAACCTCAGACCACTCATCAGTATTACACGCACTCAATATGTTTGAGATATACTTGACTACAAATAAAACTCTTGGAAAGTGGCTGACAATGCTCACAAAGAATATAAAAGATGTAAACAATGAGGCCAAGATAGAATTTATAAAACTTAAAGTAAATTATTTAAGCGATGAAAGTATAAAGACAATGGTAGAGCTTGTAGATACAATGGAGCAAAAAGAACTAGAATTTTAATGAACGTACTTGAACTATTCGCAGGAAGCAGAAGTTTTAGTAAAGAGGCTTTAAAATTTGGATATAACGTTTTTACATCTGATATAAAAAATTTTGATAGAATAGATTATATAATAGATATTTTAGATTTTGATATTAACAGAGTACCATTCAAGCCAGATATTGTCTGGGCAAGTCCACCTTGTACATATTTTAGTGTAGCAAGTATCGGTAAACATTGGTACAAAAACCACAAACCAAAAACAATAGAGGCAAGTTTGGGTGTTTTCATAGTAAAAAAAACATTAAGTATAATTGAAGAATTAAATCCAAAATATTGGTATATTGAAAACCCAAGAGGCAAATTAAGAAAATTAGAAATCGTTAAAGGATTACCAAGAGCGACAGTTTGGTATTGTAAATATGGAGACACAAGAGCAAAACCAACAGACATTTGGACTAATAATTTACGATCCGTCTTTAATCCAAATGGGTGGCAACCAAGACCAGAGTGTCATAATGGTAATATAAATTGCCACCACCAATCAGCTCCAAGAGGAAGCACAACAGGTACACAGGGATTAAAAGGTAATTACGAAAGAAGTAAAATACCAGAGGAGTTGTGTATTGAAATTTTAAAACAATCTTTATAAACAAAAATTAATTGAATTTTACGATATATAGATATAAACAGAATTAATTAATTAATGTTTTATTAATTTTTACTATGGACGGAAGAAAAAATAATGGAGGCCATTCTACAAAAGGACGAGCAGGTAGAAAACCTAAAACACAAGAAAAAGAACTCATAGAAAAACTTGATAACATAATCAACAATGAAGAGGTAATAAAAAAACTAAAACATTTAATTGATAAAGGAGATATGAGAGCTTTGAATTTATATATGGGTTATAGGTACGGCAAACCAAGAGAGACTAAGGACATTAGTATAAACGAGGATATGCCGTTATTCATAGACTGATGTTTACCAAAACTACGGCACTCGACAAACTTAGAGGCCTTGATAAAAGACTACGAATAATTAGAGGAGGCTCGTCAGCAGGAAAGACTATTGCAATACTTATGATCTTGATAGATTATGGTATGCGTTATCCATTCAAAGAAATAAGCGTTGTTGCAGAATCAGTACCACACTTACGTAGAGGAGCTTTAAAAGACTTTCTCAATATACTTAAGGTATTGAATAGGTATGATGAAAGAAAGTTCAATAGAAGTATCTTAAAATACGAATTTAGTAATGGTAGCTATATAGAGTTCTTTAGCACAGACCAACCAGACAAACTAAGAGGTGCAAGAAGAACAGACTTATTTATCAATGAGTGTAACAATATCAGCTTTGAGGCCTACCAACAATTAGCTGTAAGAACATCAGGTAATATATGGCTTGACTACAATCCAACTAATTTGTTTTGGGTAGATAAAGAATTAATAGGCCAAGAAGATACAAACTTCATTACACTTACTTATAAAGACAATGATAGTTTACCAAAGTCAATAGTAAAAGAAATAGAGAAAGCAAGAGTAAAAGCTAAGACATCTACATATTGGGCTAATTGGTGGAAAGTATATGGACTTGGAGAGGTAGGTAGTTTAGAGGGTGCTTGTATTCCTGACTGGAAGTCAATAGATAAATTACCAGATGATGCAAGGCTCCTTTGTGCAGGTCTTGACTTTGGATATTCTGTAGACCCTACAACCTACATAAGATTATACAAATGGAACAATGCTTATATATTTGATGAGTTGCTTTATAGAAAAGGTATGTTAAATAGAGACATAAGTAATTTTATAACTGATAGCAGAGCATTAGAACATATTTACGCAGATAGTGCAGAACCCAAATCAATACAAGAAATTAGAAGTTACGGCCATAGAATATTTCCTGTTACAAAAGGTAGAGATTCTGTAATCTATGGTATAAACCTTATAAATCAGAATGAAGTGTATGTAACATCAAGATCGAAGAATCTAATAAGAGAACTACAAGGCTATGTATGGGATAAAGATAAAGAAGGAAACAATATACAGAAACCTACAGGCCTACATCCTGACTGCATTGATGCAGCTCGATATGCACTTATGATGCAATTAGAAAGGCCAAACAAAGGTAAATATGTTATTCGCTAACAGAGGTACATAAAATATTTATTAAAAAATGTTAATTATATTAAAAAAAGTATTATATTAGCAGTATAATTAAAAACAAAACAAAATGTTAAAAACAATAGATTTAAATTATTTAAGGTATAAAGAACTTGTTTACAAGTTAAATACAAATCAAATAACAAAAAAAGAATACAAAGAATTAGAGATACTTGCATTTGGAGAAAAATTTGCAAATGACAAAGACCCTAATAAAAAATGGAGAGAATAAATTTAAAACAAAACAATGAGTAAAATAGATATATTTATAAACACAGAGGATTACAAAAATCCTAAAGTAGAAATCACAAAAAAGAAAAACATAATATATTGTCATAAATCACAAAAATATTATTGGGATGATGGCTTTGTTAGAAGTTTCGAAAAAGTTATTTTGTATGATGTTACTTGGGAACAAGCTAAGTCAAAATATCCTAAGTGTGTAAAAGTGCTTAATTAAAGAAATGTCAGATATTAAATTTTTCATAAAAGCATTACTACTTTGGTTAGCATTTTATATTGGAGTATACATTCAGTTAATTAGTTAGTTGTTTAATTTAATTGCAACATATTTAGTTTAGTTTTTCATAATAACTGAATGATAGGAGGTCTCAAATTGGCCTCCTTTTTTTTTGTCAAAAATCCACTTTAGATTTCGATATATATATATGAGAGTTAAAATAACTGTACCAAATGATTTGTCAGAAATCAAATTATGGCAGTATCAGAAGTTTGTCAAGATACAAGAAGATAATACAGACGAAAACTTTCTAGCTTCTAAAATGATAGAAATATTTTGTGGTATAAGTCTCAAAGAGGCCTACACATTAAAAGCAAAAGACGTTCATAGAATTACAGGAATACTTGCAGATATGTTTGAACAAAAGCCACATATTAAAACAAGGTTTGTACTCAATGGTGTAGAGTATGGTTTTATACCAAACTTAGATGATATGACTTTGGGAGAGTATGTTGATCTTGATACTTACTTAGGTAAATGGCAACAAGTAGAAAAAGCTATGGCAGTTCTTTATAGGCCAATCATAAACACTTATAAAAACAAATATACCATAGAGGAGTATAAAGCAGAAGGTCAAGATGTATATAAGGATATGCCAATGGATATTGTACTTGGTAGTATGCTTTTTTTTTATCGTTTAGGAATCGACTTGTCGAGGCTTATGACAGTTTATTTGGAACAGAACAAGGAGAAGCCCTTACCTCCGTCTCTCAATTTGGGC